CGCAGGTACATTTATTAACTCAAGGTACTAACCTATGGCTAGAGTTGCAGTTCAATTAACGAACTTTACAGGTGGTGAGTTATCTCCAAGATTAGATGGTAGAAATGATTTAGCAAAATATTCTTCTGGTTGCTCAACCTTAGAAAACTTAATTGTGTATCCACATGGTAGTGCAGCTCGTAGACCAGGAACAAATTTTGTAGCTGCAGTAAAAGACAGCACAAAAAAAACAAGATTAATACCTTTTGAATTTTCTACCACACAAACTTATATGTTGGAGTTTGGTAATCAGTACATAAGATTTTATAAAGACAATGGTCAAATATTATCTGGTGGTTCAGCTTATGAAATATCTTCGCCATATTTAGAAGCAGAACTATTTGATTTAAAATTTGCACAGAGTGCTGACGTTATGTACATCTGTCATCCAAATCATGAAGTAGAAAAGTTATCTCGTACTGGTCATACATCTTGGTCGCTTACAGATGTTGATTTTACTAATGGTCCATATTTAGATACTAACATATCAACAACAACTTTAAATCCTGGTTCACATACAGTAGGTACAGGAGTTGCTTTAGTTGCTAGTGCAGTTACAGGTATTAATAATGGATCTGGATTTGTATCAACTGATGTTGGAAGATTAGTTAGATTTAGAGATGGTTATGGTAAAATAACTGGAGTAACAGATACGACTAATGCTACGATAACTATTATAAAAGATTTAGGATCATCAACTGCTTCAGCAGATTGGTCTTTGGGTGCGTTCTCAGACACCACAGGTCATCCTTCTTGCGTAACCTTTTTTGAGCAACGATTAGTATTTGCTGCAACATTAAATAATCCACAAACAGTTTATTTCTCAAAGTCTGGTGATTACGAAAACATGGATGCAAATATAGGTGGAACGATTGCAGATGATGATTCAATTATTTATACAATCGCTTCTAACCAAGTTAATGCAATTAGATTTATGACAGCAACTAGAACTTTAATTATTGGTACTGCTGGTGGTGAGTTCGCTGTATCTGGAGGTGGTGCAGATAATGCAATCACTCCAACAAACATATTAATTAAAAAACAATCTAACCATGGTGCAGCTAATGTAGATGCTATTGCTGTAGGTAACGCTACATTATTCTTACAACGTGCTAGAAGAAAAATTAGAGAACTAGCTTACAACTTTGATGTTGATGGTTACATAGCTCCAGACATGACAATCCTTGCCGAACACATTACTGAGGGTGGTTTAACACAAGTTGCATATCAACAAGAACCCAATCAAATTATTTATGCAACTAGAGAAGATGGAGAGTTAGTTGGATTAACATATCAAAGAGAGCAACAAGTAACTGCTTGGCACAGACATATCTTTGGTGGAAGATTTGGTATAGCAACATTAACAGTTTCTGATTATGCAAACATTGCAAATGGAACTAAATTAACTTTAACAAAATCAGATGGTACAACTGTAGACTTTAATTCTACCACAGGAACTGCGGGAACAAATGAATTTAAAACTGAAACTAATAACAATACTACAGCAACTAATTTAAAAACTGCAATTAATGCTCATGCTAATTTTACTGCAACAGTATCAAGTGCAGTAGTTACAATTACTGAAACAGTACATGAAGCAACAGGATATTTAACGATTAAAAGTTTTGATAGCACAAGATTAACTGCAACAAGCGAAGGTAAGGCAGCAGTAGATAGTGTAGCGGTTATTCCTACAGATGACAAAGAATATCAAACATGGGTAATTGTTAAAAGAACAATAAATGGTACAACTAAAAGATATGTTGAATACTTAAACGAACTTGATTTTGACCAAACAGATAATACTACATTTAATTTTTTAGATAGCTCGTTAAGTTATAGTGGTTCACCTGCAACAACAATTTCTGGTCTAACACATCTTGAAGGTCAAGTAGTTTCTGTACTTGCAGATGGTGCGACACACCCCAATAAAACTGTAAGCTCTGGTGCAATAACTTTAGATCGTGCATCAAAAAATGTTAAAGTTGGTTTAGCGTTTACATCTTTATTGCAAACTATGAGACTAGATGCTGGATCACAAGATGGTACATCCCAAGGTAAAACTAAAAGAATATACGATATTACAGTTAGAATGTTTGAAACAATAGGTATAGAGGTAGGACCAAATTTAGATGATATGGAAAGAATACCTTTTAGATCATCTGCTGATTTAATGGATGAAGGTATACCGCCATTTACAGGTGATAAAGAAATAGAGTTTAGAGGAAACTACGAGACAGATGGGTTTATTTATGTTAGACAAACTCAACCTTTACCTTTTACAATTTTATCGTTATACCCAAGGTTAGTAACAAATGATGGATAACATACTACATATAGTGCCTTATACTGCACAGCATGGAAAATTTATTTTATCCTGTCAAATGAACCACAAGGTATTAGAAGCAGATAGACATTACATTAATGTTGATGGCGATGCTAAAAACTTAGTACAAGATCATTTAGCATTTACTGGTATTGTTAATGACAATCCTATTTTTGCTGCAGGAATGAAAATGATTTGGGGTCAAGTTGCTGAAGGTTGGGTGATTGCAACAAGTGAGATGTGGAAACATCCACTAGGTGTTGCTAAAGCAATTAAAAAAGATTTTGCTAAAGTTGCTAAACAAAATAATATTAATAGAGTACAAACTTCAATCAGAGCAGATTTTAAAGAAGGTTTAAGATTTGCAGAATGGTTAGGTTTAGAGAATGAGGGTTTAATGAAAAGATTTGGATTTGATGGTTCAGACCAATATAGATATGCGAGGTTATTCTAATGGCATTTGCAGCACCAGCAGTACCTTATATAGTTGGCGGAACAGCATTGCTTGGAATGAAACAAGCAGATACTTTAGGTAAATTTAATCAATCTGTTGATAATCGTAATGCTTTAGTTAAAGAGCAAGAAAAAACAATACTTGATGATAAATTAAATATTGATTTAGCAAAATTTTACAAAGCATTTGAAAAACTTGAAGGAAGCACAAATGTAGCTCTTGCTAAATCTGGTGTTGATCCTTCATCTGGTACAGCAGCAAACATTAAACTTTCAAATTTATATGAAAGAGAACTAGAAACTCAAATGATGAAATATAATACTGAAATAGGAAAAGCTAGAAAAGATGAAGAAGCAAATTTTTCCAGAATAAAAGGTCAAATGGCTAGAATGAGTTCAAGAATGGAACAGTTTAGAATTGCAAGTTCTGCTGGTTCAAGTTTGTTAACAATGACAGGATAATTATGAGAAATTACAAATCAGAATATAAAAACTACCATTCTAAACCAAAACAAAAAAAGAATAGAGCTGGTAGAAATACTGCAAGAAGAATTATGAAAAAAAAACTTGGTAATAGTATATTAGGTAAAGATATTGATCATAAAGATAGAAACCCTAGAAACAATAGCAGAAGTAATTTAAGAGTAAGATCTAAATCTTCTAACAGATCAAGGAATAGATAATGCCAAAAATACCTACATTTACATCTGAACAACAAATGACAACAGAATCTTCTAGTGTTGTATCTGATTTAAAAATGTCTCCATCTAACAATATATTTACTGCAACACAACCTGTGCAAAAATATTTAGTTAATGAATATGTTAAAGAAAAAAAATTAGAAGCTGATAATAAAGCAACTTTAGCTTTATCAGATTTATATGTAAATCAAAACGATGGAACTAAAGGTTTATACACGTTACAAAGTGAAACAGAAGCAAATGGTAATCCTGGAGATGCGTCAATTTTTTTTGATGATGGTGTTAATAAATTATGGTCTTATGCTCAATCAAATAAAATAGGAGATTTAGATAATTTTACAAAAAAAGCATTAGAAAGAAAATTTTATGCTACAGCAGGTATATTTAAAACTAAAGCATTATTGGGATCTAGAAATACTCAATTTCAAGAAACTAAAAAAATAACAGATGATTTTGTAATGAAAGATGCTTTAGCATTAAAACTTAATGGTATAAATTATTTAGATGTATATAAAAACAATGTTCTTTCACGAATAGAACAAGACACCACTTTAGAAGATTCTGGTGTTAAAAAAAAACAAGCAAAACTTTATTTACAGTTTGGAGAAAATACTTTAGGAGCTTCTCTTGCAGTTTCTCAACCAGAATTTTTAAAAGCAAATATTAGTAAATTAACAAGTTTATCTATTGAAGATAAACAAAAATTACTTAATGCTGCAGATGGTCAAATATTAGAAAATAATAAACAAATTTTTACTTCATCATTAAATTTAAATGAAGATAGCACAACATCACAACTTGTAAATGATTATCAAGAAATTGTTGATGGTACATTTAATGGTAATGTAGATTTAATTAAACAATGGCAAACTTTATCTAAAGCTGACAAAGCTTCAATTATAGATTTTGCTAGAACCAAAAGAAGAACAAATACATCAGAAATAAATAATAGACAAACAGCATTTTTAAATGAAGATAAACAAAAATCTGTAAACAAATATCAAAAATTATTTAATGATTCAGATTTTTTAGAAACTATTGATTTGTTAAAAATAAATCAAGTATTTGGAGATCCTGCTAATGCTTATGAGTTAGATGCTAAAAATCAAATAACTGAATTATCTACTAAAGTTGGACAAGAAGAATTTAATAATGTTAATGAATATTATAAAAATTTTAAAATACAAAAAAAAATATTATCTGGAGAAGTAAAAGATCATATAACTAAATTTACATTACCTGGTGAAACAGAAGCTAAAAGTATTACAGAAAGAGTTGGAGAAGGAATATCAAAAGCTGAATTTGGATTTTATTTAAACTATTTATTACCTAACACAAATAACCCAGATTTTATGAATAATAATAATAAGTTATTTAAAATAATAGAAACATTACAACCATCTATTGAGGGAGAAAGTTCATTAAAATATATTGATACAACAACAGATAATAGATTAAATAATTTTCAATCTCAAATGATATTAAGGTTTAATGAAGGTTTACAAAAAGGAATAAATGCAGATGAGCTTTTAGATAAAACTAGTAAAAATTATATAGGTAAAGGTTTAATACAAATTTATAAATCAAATAAAGATGCTATTACACAAATTATTGCAGAAAAATCTGCTGAAATATCTGGTGATAAAATTGAAATACCTCCTTATAGTAAAGAAAAATATGGATCAGTTGAAAATTATTTAAATTCAAAAGAATATTTAGATTATAAATTTCCAGGTAGAGTAAAATTAAGAAAAGATTTATTAGATACTAG